AAAGAGGTAAGAGTGAATATATTCCAACGGACGTTCATTGGTCTGAAGTACCTGGTCGTGATGCTTTATGGAAAGAGCAAACAATTGCAAACACATCAGAGCAGCAGTTCAAGGTTGAGTTTGAATGTGAGTTTCTAGGATCTGTCAATACACTTATCAGTCCAGCAAAACTTAAAAACATGGTGTATGAAGCACCAATTGTAAAAAATGCAGGATTAGACATCTATGAAAATGCCATACCAGAGCATAATTATCTGATGACAGTTGACGTTGCTCGTGGTTTAGGAAATGATTATTCAGCATTTATTGTCTATGACATAACTAATTTTCCATATAAGGTAGTTGCAAAGTATCGAAACAATGAAATCAAACCGATGTTGTTTCCAAATATCATCTATGATGTAGCAAGAGGATATAATAATTCATTCATATTATGTGAAGTAAATGATATTGGAGATCAGGTTGCAAGTATTCTACACTTTGACTTGGAGTATGATAATGTCTTGATGTGTTCTATGAGAGGTCGTGCAGGTCAGATTGTTGGATCTGGATTCTCTGGAAAGAAATCACAACTTGGTGTTAGAATGACTGCTGCTGTCAAAAAACTTGGTTGTTCAAACCTAAAAACACTATTAGAAGATGATAAACTACTCACTGTTGATTATGAAATCATTTCCGAATTAACAACATTCTCCCAGAAACATAACTCATTTGAGGCAGAAGAGGGATGTAACGATGACCTAGCAATGTGTTTGGTAATCTTTGCATGGTTAGTTGCACAGGATTATTTCAAGGAAATGACTGACAATGATGTAAGAAAAAGAATATATGAGGAGCAAAGAAATCAAATCGAACAAGACATGGCACCATTCGGTTTTATCTCTGATGGATTGGATGATGATAGCTTTATAGACAAAGATGGAGAAAGGTGGTATGCTGATGAATATGGAGACAGATCCTATATGTGGGATTATTACTAATGATTAGTCTATTACTTTTAAGTTCAAGTTTTTTAAACTTTATTTTTTACATCTACGCAATCGGTTTTGTTGTTGCATTAGTGCTGGAACAGATTGTAAGAAAGAGTGGCAATGAAAGAAGTATCTACATTGTCGAATACAATCGAAAATATCTATGGAGAAATGCATGGATTGTAAATCTGTTTTGGTTTCTAACTAATATAGGTCTATATGTTGTATCAAGAAATATGCAATCACCTGTAGATACTTTTTGGGATGGTGCTTTGTGATAAATTTGAAACACTGGAAACTGAAACTTATACTATCTAAATCATTTCCAGGTAAAAAGATTATTATAAAGGATAATAAAGATGGATCACAAACTATTAGTATCACATAATGGATTTAGATAATCAGGTCGATCTCGAACATTTACTATTCACAGAGAGAAAATGTAGAATCTGTGGAGAGGTAAAGAGTTTACTAGAGGACTTTTATCTAACACACAAGAATCGAAACTCATTGCCATCTTCTTATGCATATGAGTGTAAAGTATGTACAATAAAAAGAATTGTAAAGAATAGAAAGAAGAAAAGAGTATTTTCCGATTGGGCATATCCAGATTGGTAGTGTTCATGTGATGTTTCCCCGTTGGAAATATACTTTTCAATAAATAATTTCAGAAATAATCTGAGATTCGGAGAGAAAAGATGCCACTAAATTTAGCATCTCCTGGTATTGTAGTAAGAGAGGTTGACCTTACCATTGGTAGAGTTGATACAGCAACTGATAAAGTTGGTGCTATCGTCGCTCCCTTTGCGAAAGGACCTGTCAACGAACCAATCCTTGTAGAGAATGAGCAAGACCTGTTAGATAATTTTGGTGAACCATCTGAAACTGACAAACACTTTGAGCACTTCATGGTAGCTCAATCATACTTGGCCTACGGTGGAGTAATGAGAGTTGTCAGAGCAGGTGACGTTGATTTAACAAACGCATATGTAGGTGCTGCAAACAGCATTAGAATAGACAGCACAGAAGACTATAACAATAAGGGTTATGACACAAGCACCATCACAGGTGTTACATTCGCAGCACGAAATCCTGGTTCATGGGGAAATGGACTTAAGGTTGCACTGATCGATAGTAAAGCAGATCAGGTATTAACAGTTGGAGTCAGCACACTTACAGTTGGTGTTGGAGTCACACAGATGGTTCCAGCAAACACAGTTGTAGCAGGTGTTGGAGGAACATCAGTATTAGACGGATACTTCAAAGGAATCGTCACTGGTGTTACTGGAGCAAATATCGAAGTTAAATTTGTTGCTCATGTATCCGCTGCTGGTGTTGAAACTTCAAAAGACTATCAACCTGGTGGAGCATATCAGTTCAGCACAGATGCAACTGGTGGTTTATTAAGTTATGAAGTAACATCAAATGCAGGTGGAGGAAGCACAACTACAGTTTCTGGAGCGTCTGATTGGTTTGATCAGCAAACAATTGTATTATCAAA